TATGGCCGTCTATTTATTTCGTCTATAAGTTTAAGAGCTTGCAAGGCTCTTTTCGCTGCTTCCTTGTCTGCTTTGCCTGCGCCACTATCTTCCGCAACGATTGCATTAAAAAACGCCCGGTTCATTTCCGGCGGCTGTGCCATCGTGCGTGTTAAATCTTTAAACGAAGTTTCAACAATTCTGTCTTGGACAGATATTTGGCGTGTTTTTTCTTTGGTTTGGATGTCAACCAACAATCCTCTCACTAGCGATTCTGCATCAAAAAAATCCTCTGCTGTCCTTTCTTCGCCGCTCCTTATTTTTGCGCGAAGAGTTCTGACGAATCTGTCTCTTTCGCGGTACACTGCGTCCTCAATTTGATCGTAGTAAACGCGCTGTAATTTCTTGTAATCGGGCAATTGATCTAGCTTGTTCTCAAGGTCATCCTCGCTGACATTGAGTTGCGTTTTTGCGTTACGCAAAGCGGCTTGCACATTTGCATCGCGTTGCGTGTTTATCTCTTCTAAAAATTTTGCTTTATCTTCTTCAGTCAATTTGGCTTTGGCAACGTCGCCATAATTTAATATCCGCACGGCACGCAAATCGCGCAACTTGGTCAAATCCTGTAGGTCTGATGTCAAGGTTGTTTCGTTACGATCTAAAAATTCTTGCAATTCCTTTGCTTCGTCGTAGTGGCCTAGCGCGTTGTATTGTGTGACCACCTTGGCTAATTCATCGCGGTTATTTTCTTTAACCAATTGTGGGACCGTTGCTCTCAGTCTTTCAAATGCAGCGGCTGCATCGTTATTGGCTTTTTTATCTGCAAGCTCTTCCGCTTGATTGTAGGTTTTAATTAAATTCATAACTCCATCGATGGATTTCGTTCGCTCTGTTTCGTCCATCATTTTCCACATCTCTTGAAGACGTGGGGGCACACCGTGCTTTTTTTTGCCACTGGCGAATTTTCGCAACTCTTGAAATGCTAACAGTGGGTCATCAGCATATTCCGGGCTCGTTTGTGCCCAATTCCGAATAGCGTTTATCTGCGCCTCGGAAATGGCGTCGTCATATTTGCGCTCGTATTTTAGAATGGTTTGCGGATCAACGCCGCCATTCTGTAACGCGCTATTCAATCGCACGCGACCGGCAATAATACGATCCTGCAGAGTTGCTGCACCCTGCTCCGGGTTGTAGCCCGACACAATATTAGGCGAGTTTGCAATTAAGGACGACCCGGCAGAAATCGCATTGCTTTTGTTAAGTTTGGTCTGTCGCGCCATATACTCGCGAGTAAACTGCACGACTTGCGAGTTGGCGAGGATACCTAATGACTTGCCGACCTTTGCTCCCGACTGCGGCGATATAGCAGATAGACTGCTCGCGAACTCTGACACCGCGCTGTCGAGTTTGGCCGTCAAGGTAGACGGGTCCATATTTGGGTCAGCGGCTTCTTTGGCAAACATCTGTGTCAGGTAACGCCTGCCTGCGATATCCATGCGGTCCTCAGTGACCGCCAAGCTGCCCTTGTACGCCGCCTGCTGAAATACATTGTAACTTGATGCATCACCCGGCAACTCGATTGGCTTGCCGGTTTGCATCGCCAACTCAACCTCTGCGGCAGTTGGTGCATTACGCGCCCCGTAGGCAAGCCCTTTAGCTTCGGCTTCCGACGCCGCCATCTTATTGGCTGTCGCTTGGAATTGACCTAGCCGGTTAGCAAGCGAGTTTAACCCCTGCGCTTGTATTCGCAGCGCCGGATCAGGGCCCGTGGGTACGCGCACGCCCCCGCTGACCGGCGTGACCATGCCTTGCAGAATTGATGCTCTTTGAAATCGCTGTGCCATATCTATGAAAATGCGATGTTGCTGCCGCTGTACGGTTGCGGAGACCAACCGGCACCGCTCGGATCAAACATTGTTTGCCCGCCTAGATTGCCGCCCGGTGCCTGCACTCGGGCAAAATTAAACGCGGACATGCCAAGCGTCATCAGCGCGCCCATGACACCTGCAGACTTCGCTGCCTTGCCTGCTGCGCGGGCGCGAGACGCTTGGTATAGCTGCATCTGCGCCTGCTGCTCACCAAGCAAGACTGTGATGGCTCGGTTGTTGTCTGCCATAGCGTAATTGGTTCCACCCACATCGAGTGCACGAACCTTTAAACCAAACGGGTTGCCGCTGAACGGATCGACATTACCCGCGCCAGCCGCTGCGTTGATCTTCGCCATATTGACGAGCGTCTTCTCCAACTCTGCGACAGCCGCCGCCTTGTGCTTTAGGCTTTCCTGCTTGGCAGAAAATCGGGTGAACTCGGCCTGCACTTCAAGTCCGCGAGCTTGCCCCTCAAACATTGCTGCCTGTGCACGACCGCCTTGGAATTGCGAGAACGCACTCGCAACGCCCATCGCTAACCCTGCTGCTGCAAGAGACATCGTTTAATCCCCCGGCGACACGCTTACGCGATAATCAAGCGCGAGCAGTGTCATAAATAAGGGTTGCGACTGCGTGACCTCGACCTGACCTTTCCGGTCATATCCGAGAAACGGGCCGATCTGTTTGGTTCCCGTAAACTTGCTGACACCCTCGTCCAACAGATCACTGCCGAGAGCCCGAAACGGAACATCGACGCCGTTGATGGTCATGCTTTGAGTATTGTCGAGGATTGCGCTGACACGCACGACACGCTTCTTCCCGCCTAAAATTGGCCCCTGCGGTAGCCGCGTCTCAACCGGCATAGTCCGGGCAAGCGGTGTGCTTTTTGTTGCACCGGCCAGCGTGTCGGTAAAGCTCGGATATTCCAACCCGATCTCTAGGTATGTCGTTGCTGTGCGATCGGTCGTGATTGCATTGCTGCTCACAGTCTCGTCACCAAGCATCGCATCATCGGCAATGACTTTTACCGACTGCCCCTCAAGGTGGTTCAGGCTGCTGACCGACGTGCTGCCGGGCAGATTACTGGCAGCGCTCGTGTATTGATACGATGCATCTGTTGTGTGGTTGTTATCAAACACCTCAAGATAGTAGACAGTTGCCGAGTTAATCGTGCGCTTGACCACGGCATAGACAAGCGGCACGTCGGCATCCTCGACGCCGACATCCTCAAACGTGCCCGACGTGGTGATCAGAGACGGAGCGACGACGTTTTGCGAACGCAGAATACTAAAGACTGCCATGCTGCCGTCACCGCTGTTCACGATGTGCAACAGATCGCCCTCGTCTACGTTGGTCCCCCGGCGCATCGCCATGCGCGACGGCGTCTGCAGAAGGTGCGACGACAGCATCGAGATGTCATTGGATATGTAGCTGCCTTCAATGTCGGAAAACAGAAACTCGCGGATCGCTTTGCCGCCGCGTTGCAAGTACAGCGTCCCGCCCTCAGTGCTTACCGGCCGCGTGCCGCTCTGAGACCCACGGCGGGTGCTTGGCTTGAAAATAAAGTTCAGCGGCGACAGTGGCTCGCCGTCGAGTTGGGGTACTACGAACTCAGTTCCCGTCGTAAAGACTTGGAAGTCACGACCGGAAAACACGCCGACAATTGCATTCACCTGATCGGTATCAATCGTTGCCTCTAAGCCCTCGTCATCCAAAGACTGCCCCGGATCAAAATTAAAGAACTGTCCGACGCGAGACCCCCATATTGTTGTCGGCAGGTTCTGCGCGCCGCCTACGAGCAGACGGCCCTCATGGAATGCAGCACTGCGCGGCCAGCCCTTGTAGGTGCTCCACGCATCCTCGTATCCGCTCTCAAGTACCCAATTACCGGAGGATATAGAGGACGTGTTAAAAAACGGTATCTCGACCTGCGCCTCGACAACTGTGGTTGATGTGAAGCTGACAATGCGTGCCCGGCCAAAGTTGTTTGTGTTCTCGCAATACTGACCAACTACACTGCTGACCGTGTAGGTTGATGTCGCATCGGGTTGCGTCGTCCATGCCGAGGATACTGTCGCGACTTTGCTGCTGCCGACATAGTCGGAAATAATCCGCGTCTGACCGTTCCCCGTGCCGCCCGTTATGCGGACTGTAGCCCCGTTGTAGATGTCATCAGTGGCAAGTGCGCCCGACTTCAGCGTAATCGTGCTGCTACCTCCCGCCTGAGCTGTACCGGTGTCACCGTCATGGAAGACTGCAGAGCCTGCCGTCAGCGTAACCGCACCATCCACTTTAGACGGCGTCAGTGTCGCTGCCGGGTTCGTTTCTGTCAGGGTAAAGGCAAATTTGGGAATGTAGTCAAAGGAGAGGTCACTAACCGTCCACGTTGAATGCGAGGCACCGCGCACGATCTTGAGCGGCGTCATGGTTTCCTCGAACAATAGCAGCGTGTCAGCCGACTGCGTGTACCACAGGTTTGACAGTCGCGCAGATGTCACCCCGTCAGTGACGCCCGACACACTTGAGGACACGTCAAGGAAGTCATCGCTGCCACCGTTGATGCCGGTGACCTGCGTGCCTTCGCGGAAAATGTACATGCGTGTACCTACGAAAATCAGCATGTAAGTCTGCGTGGTGCTAAACTGAAACGGCACCAACCGCACGCCGTTTTGTGGTGAAGCGGCAGACGGTATCTCGTACAAAAACCGGAGACCGGGGCGGCGCTCGATCGAGCCCTGCGGCTTACAGATTACATTACGCGCACGCTCTAGTGCACTCTCGTATTGTCTCAGATCAATACGACCGCGCAGTTCCGGGTTGATCTCACCGACCGCGAAATTCGTTTGGACTTTGATGACGCGGCTCATGCAAGGGTCAACCGTGTATCAATAAGCGGGAAGTCTTGGATGAACGAGGTGCCGCTGCCCATGCCATCGACTGCAGCCGCTTGCCGGAAGTAACCGCCACGCCCGCCCTCTGCGGGCGAACCGTATGCCAGTTGCTGAAAGTATGCTGCCTTTTGCGTTTGGTCAGTGACCGGCTCGGCAAGGATGCTGGCCATGACATATTTAAGCAACTGCACAAAATAAGAGGGCATGACCTGCTCTAGTGGCCGAAACTGATAGTCAATCGTAATGTTTTCCTGATCAGTGATAATTGCCTGCTCGTAGACTTCCCAACCGGTAGTGATCGGCGAAGCACCTACGTCGCTGCTGTTAAACACAGCGCGAGGTACGCCGGTCAGGCTGTCACTTGGCATCGGATAGGCATAGGAAAATTCATTGACCGGGGCCGTCGCTGAACGCGCTAGGTCGACCTTTTTAATCGACCACGACCACGGGTATTTGATCAAAAGACTGTCTCGGGTGTGCGGATACAACTCTGCGCTGAGATTGGCGCTTGTGGTTCCATCCGCGAACGACGAAATCGCACTATCCCCCAACAATTGAAGGGCGTGCGAGCAAATGGTTACCTCAGTGTCGTCTGTCGCCATTTGTCCCCCGAAATCCCCGAGACAGGTGGAAGAGGCCTGCCTCGGGGTGGGAAGCGCTGTCGAGGAGAGGAAAAGGACTCGACAGCAAGGTGTGCTTAGTCGGAGTCGGTTGCCGTGATGGTGAGACCATCAACGGTGTCGACCGCCGAACCGGTGTTGGCGTTGACGTAAGACCACGTCAGCACCGGAGTGCCGCCGGTCGCTGAAGCAACGAGGATGACATCGTTGACCTTCAACAAGTCGGCTGCGGAGTTGAAGTAGTTGGCCGCTCGCACAACCGACTGAGCATCGGTTGTCGAGTACGACCATATCTGCGGAGCATTACCGGCTTTGTTACCGCCACCGATGAGGTTGAGTCCGTCTGCATCATAAGCCATCTGCTATCTCCTAGCTTTCACGACAGGTGATTTTTACGATGCCATCGTCATCGATCGCCACCGCGCCTGCTGAAAGCATGCAGTTGGTCAGCCACGCTGCCCGCTCGGGAACGTAGTTGATTTCGGTTTTGATGCCGATGCCTTCGGCGTACCCGAGTGCGGACTTGTGCATCGCGTAGCATGTGCGATCGCTTGAGCCGTCGATGGTCAAGCCGCCCTCGTCCATGTCGCCCATGACAACCACGGTAAAGCCCATGTACTGATCCACGGCACCGGACATAAGTGCACGGGCAGAGACATAATCAACGCTGGTCGCCTGCTCTTCACTCAGCAGGTTGGCAAGGCCGTTGGCGTGAATGACAAGGAAACGATCATTCGCGGGGACGTTCTTGGCGTTGAGTTTTTTGGCCGCTTCACGAATTTTTGCAAAGTTCAAATTCGTGTTGCTGCCACCAATGCTGTTGGCAACCGTCTGCGGCGAGCTTGCCGCATCAAGTGCGTCGATCTTTATCTGATCAGCGCGACGACCAATGGCGTTCGAGACGACCTCAACGAGTTCCTGTCGCTCGTCATAATTAACTTTTTGCTGATCAAAGATCGAGGTGTATTCAGGCGCAACATAATCGGTGAGCGTTGCCGTCACGTTTGAGTGCGTGATGTTTAAGGCCGACACGTTAGTTGATGGAATGTGTACGGTGGCCTGTCCCGCTCCGATTTTGGGAAATTGGACCGTGCTGCCCACGACGCCGGTGCGAGTACGACAGGCAGATGCAAGTTTTTGCACACTTTGGTAAGCCTGTTTTACTTCGGCCTCGAAGAGCTTTACGAAATTTGTTGAAAGGCTGACAGCCATATCGAAAATCTCCGAAAGGGTTAAGACAAATCGCCAAGACGTTGGGGACGAATGTCCGGGTCAGGCTTGCGCTATGCGCCGCAGACCGATCCTTACGGAGTAGGGTCACCCAATCAGATGCACACTTTCTGTCATATGTCAATCATAACCGTTATGACTACGTACAAAAAAGACCCGGCACTAAGGCCGGGTCAGTGCCTGACTGTGGCAGGCAGTCAGGTGGGGGAGGAACCTACCCAAATGTCGGCGCGTGCCCATCCTTGCCGTACACACGCTCGAACTGTTTGTATACCTTGTTGCGGTATGCCGGATTGGATTGGTATTCCGGCGAGGCAATCAACTGCTGCAACTCATCTGCTGTCGGTGTGTCGTCACCGTCAGGCGTTGCCTGCACGGGTATCGGCTTCTCGCCATAATATTGCCGCAATCGTGTCAGTGCGCGGATGCCGGAGGCCGTACCGCCCCACACTTTAAATTCCTCGAAATCATCCTCGGTCCACACGCCGCGCTGTACCAGTGACTGCGCCCATTTGACCTGTCCGTTGATCATCTCCTCGGCATTCGGACCAAGCTGTCGCAACTCTTCCTCGCGGTCGAACTGTTCCTCAATCGGATCTTGCTGCTCGGGCATCTGCTCCATCACCATTCCGACGACAGCCTCAAAGTCGTCTTGCGTCAGACCGCGATCCTTGGCGACTTCGCGAAACTTGGTCAGCAGCGCGTCATCTTCCGGCAGTTTTTCCTGCAGGAATTTAACGTCGTAGTCTTTATCGCCTTCGGGGATCAGGTGTTTGCCGTTACGCAGCTTCTTGTACAGTTCCTGTTGCGATTTCGCGAGGTTCTCGTAATCGGCCTCGCCATCGTTCCAAAAGCGATCCGGCAACCACTCGGGTTTCTCGCCGCTCGCCGCTTTATCGACATGCTCTATTGCATCGTCTGCCTGTGCAGGCTCTTCGCTCTCAATCTTCGCAGCATCAAGCAGGCCGGTCTCCGGTGCTGCCTGCTCTTCCATTTGCTCTTCGCTCATCTCTCTTTTGATCTCTCTGCTCTGTTTACAATCTCTCGGATTAGCGCGTTCTGCCCCTCGCGATAATAACCAAACTCAGGATCATACCCCGGTGCCCATGCGGGTTGATGCAGGAAAGCGCCACATAGCCAGTCCAACATCTTCTCGCCGTCTTGGCTTTCAAGGATGCGATTGAGCGCCCGGTCTAATTCAGCCGCTTCTGTTTCAGTTTGTTTCAGCGGCAGTGGGCTGTCAGCGTTTACGCCCTCCCATCCGGGCGTGGTTATGTCGATCACGTCAGCAGTCATCGCCGTCCCCCTTGCGGCCCGCACCGATCGCAATGCAGCCGTTTGTCAACTTGATGTAACTGATCGCT